GCCGATGCCTTGTAATTGCCAGTGATTTTTATGAATGGGAGCACTATAAACCAGAAGGCGTTAGTAAGCCAATAGCTTACCCATATGCCGTAAGTGTAAAAGATGCTGACTATTTCTACATGGCAGGCATCTGGCAAACATGGACGGATAAGATCACCGGCGAGACAATGGATACTGTAGCGATCGTAACAACTACAGCCAAAGGTAATAGCCTGATGGAAAAAGTGCACAATACCAAAACACGCATGCCCACCATTTTAACCAATGAATTAGCCTGGGAGTGGACAATGGAAGATTTGTCAGAAGAAAGAATTCAGGAAATTGCCTCCTTCCAATTTCCAGCCAATAAGATGGCAGCTCATACCATTTATAAGGACTTTAAGCAGCTGGAAAATCCACTGGAAGATTTTAGTTATCCGGAATTACCACCACTTGAATTGGCAGTATAATGGCGTGGGACGTATTTGTCACTTATGGGATTATGCCCTTCACTTTAAAGGCTGATCTTGAATACCACAGCAACCAGGTAATGCGGATACGGGTTCATGGTAAAAACACTAGCCTGCTGCTTGAAAATAATTACCCGGCACTTCGATTGCTGAAAAGTAAAAAGGGTATTAAGTGGAAAATCCGGGAAGGTGCAATGAAGGAGGGGACGCCGGAAACAGCCCGCTTGCTGGTACACATCATGGAGGAACTGGAAACAATTATAAAAAGCGAATTTCCTGCAGAATATTAATTACCTGTTATACATTTGAAAAAACTTGCAATATGGAAGATAAAAACAACGTGATGCCTGATTATGTAAAAGAAGGCCGTAGGTTACCAATTGAATTCGCCGGGATCAGAACTTATGCATCCATTAACGCAATGATGGCAATGGACGAAGACGGCCTGACACCGACTGGTGAGTACTTCATCTATCTGCTCCATCACCACTTTGGGAGCATTCATTTTACCATTCAGCTGGATGAAAATGAACAATGGGTGCCAACCGACCTTAAATTACCTGTTGAGAAAGAAATCATCCAGATGATTGGTGATGCCATCTGTGACCGGGCGATGTAAATACGTTTGATCATGACCGATCAATTAGACGATGTTATAGAAAAATATCAGGTTGAACGAAGACGAAAGTCCAGGAATTTCCGGATTTTCATCTTCGTTTTATTGTTTGTTGTACTAGCTGTTGTTATTGTAAGATGTATTTTTCAGTGGTTCTACAACTAAAATCCGTGAAATAGTTTTCCTTCTTTAGAAAAAACACCTCATTTTTCCTGAAAATTCTCCAAAAATCAGAATTTTTATCTCATTGTTAAATTTATTCTCTTTTAGATTATCTTTACTACATGGCTTTAACACCACGACAAGAGCGCTTTTGCCAGGAATATGTGATCCTGCTAAATGGAACTAAAGCCGCTACCAATGCGGGTTACAGTAAAAGCAGCGCCAATGAACAGGCCTCCCGATTGTTAGCAAATGACAGCATCAAAGCCCGCGTCGCAGAATTGCAGGAAGAAATTAAGCTTCGCAATGAGCTAAAAGCAGATGATATCGTGCAGGAATTAAGAGCCCTTGGTTTCTGGAACATCAAAGATTTTACCCTGAAGAAAAATGAAATCCGGGACCTGTCAAAGATGAAGCCGGCTGCAACAAAACCGGTTGTAGGCATTAAAACCAAAACGACAGTGACAACCGTTGGCAGGGGAGAGGCTAAAGCAACCATTACAGAAACAACCACTGAATTAAAACTGGCTGACAAACGGGCGGCACTTGTGGACCTTGGCCGGCACATTGGTTTGTTTGAAAAGGATAATGAACAGGTCAAGCCAAGTATAAACCTTAAAGTGGGATATGGCAAAGCCGGAACTTAATGTTGATTTTAATCCAGACCTGTTTAATAATGTTTATTGGCACCTGCTGAAAGCATTTGAAAACCACGCCATCCGTTATATCTGGCTGTATGGCGGATCATCCGCTTCCAAAACTTACAGCGTTGTGCAGCTTGTGATCATCCTGATGCTGACTAACCGGGATGAGAACACTTTAATACTTAGGAAGTTTGCCGTTGATATTAAAGATTCCATCTTTGCAGACTTCAAAACCATCATTACTGAGTGGGGCTTATCTGACTACTTCATTATCCAAACAAATTACATCTATTGCAAAGTGACGGGCAGTTATGTCCGCTTTCGTGGGTTGGATGACTCAGAAAAAGTAAAAGGTATATCAGGATTTAAGCGGGTGATCATGGAAGAGGTAAGCCAGTTTGATGAGGTTGATTTCAAGCAGATTAAAAAACGTTTACGCGGTAAGCCAGGGCAGCAGATAATCGGCATCTTCAACCCTATCAGTGAGGAGCACTGGATTAAAATAAATGTTTTTGATAAAGAAATACTGCAGGAGGTAGAAAGCGATATCTCTGAAATGTATGTGAATGAGCAAGGTAACCTGGTGATCATGAAAACCAATTACCTTGACAACCGGTATATCGTCGGGCCCAACTTTGTTGATCAGCATGTAATAGATGATTTTGAGAAGGACAAGGTGGATGATAATGCCTATTACCAGGTGTATGGTTTGGGCAATTGGGGTAAGCTGCGGACCGGTGGCGAATTCTGGAAAGACTTTAACGCCAATAAGCACCTGACAAAGATTGGCTGGAATGAAGACATTTCAATTCACCTGACATTTGATGAAAACGTAAATCCATTCCTTACCTGCCTTGTCTGGCAATTGTACGGGGTAGACAACGATATTGTTCACCATGGCGAACCATTGAAGGGTAAAAAGGTGGCCGTGCAGATTGATGAAATCTGTTTGCCGGATCCACGTAACCGGCGCCACTATATCTGCAATGAATTCATAGCAAGGTATCCACTATTAAGAGTAGCAGGATCGTTTATCTATGGTGATCGTACCAGTTTAAAAGAAGATACCGCCAAAGAGAAAGGAGAAAACTTTTTTACCGACATATCAAAATACCTGAGAGATTACAGACCAACGCAGCGCCTGCAGAATGTGAATCCTTCCGTTGTTCAGTCTGGCGGTTTTATCAATGCATGCTATCGTGGTACCACTGATGTTGTGATTTTGATAAATGAAAAATGCAAAAAGAGCATCAATGATTACCAGTATGCACTGGAAGATTCTGACGGCACATTAAAGAAAACAAAGAAGACCAACCCGGTAACAAAAGTGCAGTATGAAGAGTACGGTCATCCTAGTGATGCAAAGCGTTACCTGCTCACTGTGGCTTATGCGGATGATTACAATACCTATATCCGTGGAGGTAAAGGACAGCTGCCCAGATTGGGTAAACCTGTCAGCAGGGCAGGCTATTAGCAAAAACTTATTCACAGTTAAAAGAGAAAAGGGATTCGAACCTATGTCATTTTTAATGTAAATCGAACAATGATTTGCTACCTTTTTTGCTACCTGTAAATTTATTATTAACATCGGTTTTTACCTGTTATTAATCTAGTTCAGTTGCTATTACTTTTACAACATAACGGGAATAATTATGATCATACAGATTGATATTTCAGATTTATTATTTGAACTAGAGAAAACCATAAAAGAATCATTCAGGGCTATGAAGTTAGTTAAGCCGTACGAGCGCCCTGTTACACAAAAAGAATTATCTGAATTTTTAGGGGTTACTCCACAGACAATTATCAGGTGGAGAAAAAAGGGTAAAATACCTTTCATCATGGTCGGCAGTGTGCCACGTTACAATAAAGATGTTGTTATAAAAGCACTTGAAAAAAAATAAATATGAGTATTCATGACTTTATTAACCAACTGTCGGCGACAGATTTAAAAAGATCGGCAAAATTAATTGAAAGCCGATTAGTTTCTTTAAAAGACTACAAATACACAGGTATGTTTAAGCCATACCAAGATATAATAGATGCAAATGAAGGGCGTCTTTATCATGATATACAAATGGAGAAGCATAAGCTTAATAATGATGGGCGTCTTCGTAAACTTGTTAAGTCATATACAGACGAGACGTACGATAACTTTATAAAAAGAGTAAATAACCCAAAAGCATTTTTACATAAAAGTGCTTTAAATCAATGGGTGGAGGAATTTGGCCAAGATAAAAATAATGCGTATAATTTTTTTCTCCATAGAGCTTACGATATAATTGATTGGCGGCCGGCAGAGTTGAAGGATATTGAGTTTGAAAAAAAGATCATTCAAGGCTATACAGCTTTTACTTCCGACGACGATGCGTTCATTCGTAAATTCAAAGACTTATTTAAATTAAAGGTAGCTGCACAAGGATATAAAGGAATGCATTCATTTATATCTCATTTTTTTGAAAAACACCCGCTATCAGACAAGGCAAATAAATTACACTTAAAATTACTCAGTAGTATCCCAAAATAATTATCCCAAATAGAAAATAATTCTCAATCAGATATTTTTATCTTAATATTGTAGAAGGATTTCCACCATAAAAAGGAGGCATCCGGTAAAATTGAGTTATTTAATCTTCCAAGATTTTAAACGGATTATCCAGGGTGATAACCTGTTACAAGTGATTGGCAATGACTTAACATTGCTCAATGGTATAGAGTTGACGGCACAAGCGGAAGCCGTTTCCTACCTCGTTCAAAAGTACATTACTACTCAGGAGTTCACCGACACAGATTCATACAATCCGGCCATTGCATACAAAGCAGGGCAGCGGGTTTATTTAGATGCTAAGCCATACAACGCAGCATCCACCTACCTTTTAGGGGAATTGACATTACAGGCTGGCCTTGTATACGTTTCAAATGTTGCCATTACTGTACCGGAAGCATTTACCCGCAACAAATGGATCTACCTTGGTAACCAGTATGACCTTTTTTATGTGGGCTATCCTTTCCCAAAATTTAATTTATACGGCACTTATAAAATTGGTGATAAAGTTTGGTGGTCGGACAAAGTGTATACCTGCACACAGGCAACAATTGTTTATAGCCATCAAACACAGCTAGACACCAACGTTAACCAGGCGGTAAATAATGTGGTGCCAAATGATCCTAACAGTGGGACCAAGTTTTGGGGAACTGGTATTGATTATAGCGTCCCTGCCGGCACCTTGTACACCGATCCGCTGAATGACTACACCCCCGCTTATTATCAGACCTTACAGGCTCAATATACCGCATCGGTAGACGGTGAAACGGTTATCAATCTTCCTGTGCTTGTAGGTAACAACATCATTCAGATTGAGAAAGAAATTAAGCCGCTGTTTAAGGCTCAATATTCTGCGGACATTGTTACCGGCGACCTTTCATTAATAGGCATCAGTATGGCTGCCGGCGAATCTTTATTCATACTTTATTCAGGCGTTACAGCGGGATCAGCAGCAACAACCGGCGCATGGGTTAAAGGGGATAACCGGAATGCCCAGCTGGTAATGTATTGCTGTGATATTGCCCTCTTCCATATTCACTCACGCATTGCACCGCGTAACATTCCGGATTTACGGGTGAAGCGATATGATGACGCAATCAAATGGCTGAAGATGGCGGGCAGAGGAGAGATAACGCCAGCCTTACCCGTTATTCAGCCACTCCAGGGAAACCGCATCCGCTACAACTCACAAATTAAACAGGTAAATAATTATTAGTCATGCCCAATATTTTAACCAGAACTTTCAACAGGCTAACACAGGGCACAGTAACCGGCACAAAACGTAACCCACGCAGCGCCGCTAATTTTATTGTAGATGTACAGCTACCGCGTTTAAAAGTTGATGTTCAAAGATGGCGTGAATCAATTTCAGAGGCTGAACGAGCCTACTTCCCTTTCCGTTATAAGCAGCAACAAATGTATGTGGACACGGTATTGAACGGCCATACAAAAGCATGCTGGGAACGCAGAAAGGATCTTACACTGTTGCGTAAATTTAAAATATGCAATCCTGCAGGTGATGAAGATGAAGATATGACCAAGTTGTTTCAAAAGACCTGGTTCAGTGATTTCCTTTCCTTCTCACTCGATGCACAGGGCTTTGGTTACTCCTTAATATTCATGGGTGATGTGGTGGATGATGAATTTAAAGGAACAGAAATTATTAAACGCTGGAACATTTCGCCGGACCGGTTGGATGTGGCCAGCTTTCCATACATGCCATCAGGCATTAAGTTTTTAGAAGATCCAGAAATTGCACCATGGCATATTTGGGTGCCGACGCGTAACGATATCGGAACCTCTCCCTGTGGTTATGGGATATTTTACGAAGTGGCCATCATGGAAATTTACCTCCGCTCCACACTTGGGTTTAATGTGGATTATGCACAGAATTACGGCCAGCCAATCAGGAAAGGTACCACCACCAAAACGGATGAGGATGAACGGGCCGTATTATTCCAGGCTTTAATTGATATGGGCAACAGCGCGGCCATATTACTAGATCCCACAGATGATCTGCAGCTGGTAGAAACAAAGGGCACCGGCCAGGGATATAAAGTTTATGAATCACTGGAAGCCCGCTGCGAGAAGAAAATCAGTAAAATTATTTTAGGCCATGCAGATGCGATGGATAGCACCCCGGGTAAACTTGGTGCCGGGCAGGATGGCGAAGAAAGCCCGGTGAATAAAGCGCTGATGGATAAGCAGACAAAGGATGGCGATTTCGTTTCGCCTATTGTAAACAAAGAGCTGCTCCCACGCATGCGGGAAATGGGTTTCAATATACCGGAAGGATTTTATTTTGAGTTTAAGAATGATGATGAGAAGGAAGCATTCAGGAAAAAACAGGATGCCAGCAATCTCCAAACCGCCACCATTGCCAAAACAATGAAGGATGCAGGATTGCAGATGGACGCTAAATATTTTGAGGAAAGGACAGGCATTGTTTCTACCAAAATTGAACCGCCACCACCACCGCCTCCAATTATTAAACAGCCATTGGGTGAGAAGATAACGGAGAAATTAAAAAACCTGTATAAGTAAATGTTTGAGTACAGCGATGAAGCGATACAGCGCCTTATAGATGGCATTTATTCAGGTTCAATATCTGAGTATGATTTGCCGGAGGGTTTATATCATGCGATCGCAAAGTTCTTTGAGAAAGGTTTGTATAAAGGGTTTGGAATGGAGCTGGCAGATGCCACCGGTAAAGACTTTGAATTGCTGGCTGAATTGCGGGAAAATATCTACATGTTTTCAGCCGCTAAAACATTTCAGGAAGTTAAAGAGATTGGCTCACTGATGATTGATGAAAATGGGGAGCGCAGAACAGCACAGCAATTTAACGCAATCGGCCGCCAAACATTTTCACAATGGAATGATACCTGGGGTACAACAGAATACAATACAGCAGTTGGCCAGGCTCAGCAGGCAAGCAAATGGAATGAGATTGAGGCTAATAAGGATGTGTTACCGATGCTCCGCTATTCAGCTGTTATGGATGCCAACACTTCTGAAATATGTGCTCCACTTGATGGATTGATTGCTCCGGTTGATGATCCCATTTGGAACACCGTTAGTCCGCTCAATCATTTTAATTGTCGGTGTGTGTTGCTGCAGGAAGCTGGAAAGGAAGGAACGCCTGATGATAAAAAAGCCGCCGCCGTTAAGGAGGTAGAAGATCTGATGCAGCCAGTATTTAAAATGAACCCGGGTAAAGATGGGTATATTTTTAAAGATGATCATCCTTACTTCCAGCTGGAGAAAAAGGACCGGGATTTTGCCCGTGAGAATTTTGGATTGCCTTTACCAAAACCAGTAAAAGAAAATGACGATGAATAAAACCGGAAATATCGCAGTAGATATGATTGCCGCCTGCCTGGCACATTATAAGAGATTCAACAGGAAAATAAAAACTATCACCCTGTCACATGGCAGGTGGAATATGTTCGTTGAGTATTCAAAAAAGAACAGGCCGGAAACGATCATTCATGATGAAATTATTTTCCGCAATGTGACCTTAAAAAAAGGCCATCGCTTTATGCGGGAAAATATGGAGGTTGAATTGGATAAACCAGTAAATGCAAATTAAATGCCACAGGTAACGATACAAGACGGACCATTTGCAGGCAAGATATATGATGTAAAAGATATCATCCTTGCCGCTGGTAAATTGTGCATTTTCCAGGAGCGCCCGTTTTTTAAATGCATGTACAACATCATCAGTAAAGAAGGTGCGCATGTAGCAAAATTGGAAAAGTATTTGAAAAGTAGTTGAAATAATGAGCGACACAAAATTTGGTTTTGGGAAAGTAAAAGCAAACATTCAGCGCATGAAGGTTGATCTTCCTATCGTGCTGGCCAATGATGCCCAAAACTATTTTGTGAAAAGCTGGTCAACGCAATCATGGGATGGTGTTGGATGGGCAGAAGTAAAGAGGCGTGAAGGACCGGGAACGGCTTATGGCGGCGACAAAGGAACGCCCGAATGGCGATATCCAAAAGGGAGAGGTTTAGGCAGACGCACCCGGGCAATATTAGTTCAAACGGGTGCATTACGGAGAGCAACAAGCAATTCAATTCGCAGTAAGACATTTGGCCTCATCCGTCTTGTAGTTGATTTGCCTTATGCAGCGGTGCATAACTACGGCTTACCAACTAAGAACGGGCAGCCAATGCCGGCAAGGCCTTTTATGAAGGATAGCCCAATATTGAAAGCACAACAGAAAGTAAAAATTAAAGAGTTCACTGATAAAGTTTGGAGGAAATAATGGCCGGAATAAAAGCACCTCTTACCGATTTATTAATGAAGCTAAAAACGCTTACCGTCACCAATGGGGACAGCTCCACTGTGAACCCATACGTGCGGGTGTGGAATAACCAAATAGCGTATTTTAAAGAAGGTAAGATGGAAGCCTGGCCAATGCCGGCATTTTTTGTTGAAGTGGTAAACAGCCCCACTTATGAAATACTTGGGCAGCAATATCGCAGCACAGATCTTTCTTTTCGGGTGCACATTGTTCATGAGTTTTACGATGCGGTTGATGGTACCATGGAACAGGATTTAATTGTTTTTGATTTGAGGGATAAGATAGTGGCCAATTTAACAGCGCTGAAATTAACCGGATGCGGACCGCTGGAATCAATGAGTGAGACGCAGGATTATGAACACGATAATGTCTATCACTACGTAGTTGATTTCGTTTGCAATTTCACTGACACCATTGGCAGCAAGTATGATGCAAATCATCCGCAGGCGTATATTTTCAAAACACCACCAACCGATCAGGAAGCAGATATAACAATCGCGGCAGCAACAGTACAAACATCATTTAATCAAAGTTTCGCAATACCAAATGGCCTCTAACATACTATACGAATTGAATCAATTAACTGGATGGGCAAATGCAGAACTGCAGGCGTATAGTACAAAGAGTTTAATCGGCCTGTCAGATATGAAGGAGTATTTTTTAATCGCCGGTAAATTTCCTTCTCCATCATTAGCGGATGACATCAGGAAGTTTGGCGCAACAGCAATAGCAAAAAACAATTTATAATGGCACGTTCAGTCTCTAACATAAACGACTATATAGTTCAAACGCTGGTTACCAACTTTGCGGCCATTGGTATTACTATCAATCCAACGCTATGGAGCAAACGAAACCTATTACGGGCGATTTGCTACACCGTGGCCATTGCGCAGGCATTAATGGAGCAGCTGCAGGATTTATATAAGCAACAGGTAGAAGATATTGTGAGCAAAGCCGCTGCGGCCTCTTCTAAATGGGTGCAGGATAAAATGTTTAAGTTTCAATACTCAGCAACCAATCCGCAAGTCATTGCACTTATTGATACAATCCCAACTTACCCGGTAATTGATGAAACATTGCGCATCATTAAAGCCTGCAGCGTTACTTCTGATATCAGCAATACGGTGAGCATTAAAGTTGCAAAAGGTGATACACTGACAGCACTCAGTTCACCGGAATTATCCAGTGCACAGGGTTACATTGATATCATAGGCATTGAAGGAATTGATTATGTGGTGTTATCCCTTAATCCGGATAAGATTTACATTGATGCAGAGGTGTTTTACCAGGGGCAATATGCAGCTGTTATTCAGGATAGCGTAATCAATACTTTGAATGACTACCTGAAAAAATTAAGCATCACCAATTTTGATGGCGGTATAAAGATGGCGGACGTGGAAGCAGTGATCCGTAACGTGGTTGGTGTGAATGATGTGGTGTTGAAGAATGTGCGGGCAAGACCAGACACAGACGTATTCAGCGCCGGCATTGATTTGATTTTGAACACAGCCATTATCCAGCGTCAGTTTATCACTATTGCCGGGTATATCGTGCAGGAAACAACCAGCGGAAAAACATTTGCAGACAGTTTAGTATTTACAGCGCAATAATGAGAATAGACGGCAAAACATATTACAGCTACTTTGGCTTTTCAAAGAAGTTTCAGGGATTAGGCTTAGGGATAAGCTTTGATGAACCATACGCAATGCGTAAGCCCTGGTTTACTGTAGAATTCATTTTCCTGTGGTTTAAATGCTGGTTTACAAAGTATAAAAATTAATGAGCAATATCTACGATATAGACTTTAGCCAGCAAGGCCCCGAATTAATCCCGCCTGATAAGCGTGACAGTGGAACGATTTCTCTTGTAAATGCTTTATTAAAAGCAATGCAATGGTGCAGGGATTTGCTGTTTACATCCTATAAAACAGGCGCCACCGCTCCAGCCTATGCCACCGGTACGTATGATAAATACGATATGGTGATTTTTGAAAAGGGAGTTTATTATTCTTTAATTGCCGGCAATACAGATTTACCAACGGTGGAAACATCCTGGTTAAAAGTGCAGGATAACTTTTTGGGGGCAGATCAGCGGGTAAAGTTTAACGGACAGTCCATTGTTTTGGAGTATGCATTGAATCAGCGTTTCGGCGGTGTATTTCGTCCACCGGGATCCTCTTCTCATTCAGATATTTATTTCAACAAACTGGTACCGGTGATTAGCGGTTTTATTGTAGCACAAACAGAAGATTATAGCAGTACGGTTGGACAAACGGATTCAGATGATAAGATCGGATTGCGTTATCCGTTTGTAAGGCTGCACAACTTTCAAATCAATGTCCTTAATAGCGTGTACGTGTTGACTAACGAGCAAGCCATCAGGGATTTTGCAAATTTATATGTTCCCATTTCAATCAATTATACTGTGGTTCCTTATTAAAATACAATCATGAAAATACTTGACGTAACCCCGATTACCGATACCGCAAGATTCCCAGTTAAAAAGGGAACGCTACAATTTATTCAGGATGCCCACCGGGAAAGTTTGGCAGCCACCATTCAGGCGCTGATTGGTGCAGATGTGTACAACCCGGCTGTTGCTTATGTCATGAGTGGGTGCAAAAATACCGGCACGTTTCCAAACTACATTATTACAGGCGGCGCCATCTTTTACAATGGAGAGGTTTTCGATATTGCCCCGGCAACATTCACCGCGTCAACTGGGAATGTTGCTGTGTTGAGTATTGTTCAAACACAGTACACAACAGATGCGGATCCCGTATCGTTTACTGATGCAACTACCAGGAACATTCACAACATCAGAAAGATGCAGGTTTTGCAAGGTGTATCAGGTAGCACAATTTCTGATTACTCTGCAGCCGTTTTCCTTTCGTTTGTAATACCTCAAAAACTGGTATTGTCGGCTCCAACAACAATACCTTACGTTGGCAACCAGCTGCAATTAATAGGCGCCTATCCTGAGCAGATTCTTTATGTGCCGCCAGCATCAAACCTTAATCCGGTTATTTATGCAGGTAGTGCATCGTGGGGTGATGCTGTAGATGGAACCCCGGGAGGAACAGACAGGGCGGTAACCTTTCCGGCTGTATCAACTGCGTCTTACTATGTAATGGGAACGGTGATCAGTAACGGAACCCCGTCCGATGATTCCGATATGGCATGGACTATCCGCAATAGAACTACCACAGGATTTATAATTCATTTCAGAGAGTTTGCAGGAACCGTGCAGAACGTTGCTTTTGAATTTATTCTTTTTGCTAAATAAAATAACCCATGAGCTCATCCACCGAAAGGAAGGTACAAGGCTATTTAAAACCCGTGTTGCATAAATTCATTATGCAATATTCACAGGTGTATGAGGTGAGCGAAAGCCAGGCTGTTAACCAGGCTGTAAAGGCATTGCACGATACAATTCCGGCTGATATTCGGGAACGAATTATGAAAGCAGGCACCAAGAATGGGTATTGATTAAAATATCTCATTGAGTATTTATTTCTATTTAAGATAAAAAAGTAATTCACTTTAAGGCTTCCAATCGGGAGCCTTTTTACATTTACTGCACGATGTACTGTGTAGATTTCAATAACGATGAACCAATCATGTTAATCAACAAGCATATTGGTTATGACGCGGAGGATGGAATGGGTATAGACGGCTCTTTGTTTCAGGCTGAATTGTTACAACTGGATGGCATGGGTAAAAAGAGAATCCAGGTATGGATCAACTCTCCCGGCGGTGTAGTTACGGATGGTTATAATATTTTTTCTGCCATCCTAGACAGCAAAACACCGGTTGACACTTATGCAAAGGGAATGGTAGCAAGCATTGCAGGGCCAATCTTCATGGCAGGCAGAAAACGGTACATGACGGATTACAGCACTTTAATGATGCACAATCCATTTGGCGGCGATGATAAAAAGATGTTGGGCGTAATGAAAGATTCCATTGCTACCATGATTGCTGCAAAGTCAAATCTTCCAATGAGCCAGGTTAACTACATGATGGATAAAACCACCTGGATGAATCCTTCAGAATGTTTGGAACATGGCTTTTGCAATGAGATTGAAGTTACCAGCCAGGGAAATAAAAAATGGGCAGCACAGCCAAAAGCAGAATACAAGGCCTGCAATCAAATCATAAATAATTTTTTAAAAACACAAAATAGTATGGACACTCCAACAGGTAAAGTAATCGGACTTTCTTTAATCGCAAACTATTTGGGATTAAACACCGAAGCAACCGAAAACAGCATTTTAACCGAAGTGCAAAACCGCATCAATACAGAAATTTTGAACAGGAACAAAGCTGAAGGCGAAACTGCCCAGGCTAAGAAAGACCTGGAAAAATGCAAAGCGGAAATGGAAGAGGCAAAAAACCAGTTCACTGAAAAGTGTGCTGCTTATGATGCCCTTGTAGCAAAGAATGCTGCTGATGCTGCGGACGTTGCCAACAAGATCAAGCTTGCTCAAGATGCCGCCGCCGCTGTGGAAATTAAAAACGTGGTAGAAGGTTTTGCAAAGTTGGGCAAGATCAAAAATGAGGAAGTGGATGGATGGGTTGATGATGCCAAGTTATTGGGCATTGAAAAAGTAAAAGCCCGTTTGGAAGCATTGCCTTTAAATAAGGTTGCCAACAAACTGAATGTTATTGAAGGTGGCGCCGCTACCGGCTATAACGCTGCAACCATTATGGCAACTATCGCCGCAAAAACAGCAAAAGCATAATTCACCACAAAGAAAAAATACTTTAAAAAAAGGAACATGAAACAATTAGTAAAAATTTCCGCATCATTGGTTTTAATGGCTTGCCTTGCAACCGCACTTTCCTTTTTTGGGGTGCCCGTGGTGAATACGTTTGCCACATTATTTGCAACTGGTTTTACCATTGGCCTGGTAAAACATTTTACCGGTATCAATTTCAATATGCCAACCAATCTGGCCTATGATGGATTTGTAATTTCCGATACCACGTATGCCGGTGAAGCAGCCAGCTCCTTTATCGTAAAGGCAATCACCGGAAATGAAACAATTCAGGGTGGCCACGTTTATGTAAAAGACGGTATTAAAAAGACTTACACCATTCCTAGGTGGGATGCTGATTTTGAAGATTTTGTTCAGGATCGTGCAGCTACTCCGACAAGCAAAGGAACAATGAATGTAACCGGCAACGCTTTAACGCCTGCTGACTACATGATTTATACTGAGTTTAACCCAAGGGATTATGAAGCACATTGGTTTGCTACAACTTTAAATCCTACACTAATTGACCGGGCATTGCCTATCACCGTTGAAAGTACAGTGGTTCAGGAAGTACTGAAAAGGCATGACCGCTACCTGAACAAAGCATTGTGGACCTCTGCAACTACCAAAACTGATATTTACAAATATTACAATGGTTATCTGAAAAAAGCGGCCCTTGCAACATCCGGAACAGACCAGACAAACATCGTTTCAACTCCGGTTACCCTAACTGCTGCCAACATTGCCGCTGAGTTTTTAAGAGGCTGGACTCTTATCCCTGCAGCTTTGAAGTATGACAAAAACATGAAATTCTTTTGTTCATATGCCACCTATGATTTGTTTATGCAGTATCAGATTGCACAAACTTACAAAGGACGTGATATCACCATGGACGGTGTTCCACAGTTCAAAGGACGCGAAGTTGTTAAGATTAACGACTTCCCTGATAACACTTATGTTATCGCTAAAGGCCTGGCAACACCTGAATCAAACCTTTGGGTTGGTATGAATAGTACCGATGATGCAAAACTGGAATTACGCCCTGTACAAGCTAACTCTGAACTTTGGTTCATCAAAATGCTGATGAAGGTAGACGTTCAATTTGGCTGGAACAGTGAGATCGTTTCTTACAACGCATAATTAAAAAAATTGGGCGGCTAATAACCGCCCTCACTTTATAAAAATTTCAACATGTCAACTTCAGCAAGATTTACCGGGGCTGCCGGAAAAGATAACACGGACAGGAACACGTTTAACGATTACCAGGCGCCGGCATTTGCCGCTACAATTGCGTTGGTGATCAAACCAAACGCATCTAATACCCTGATTGTTCCCGCTACCTTAACCGGTATTGTAACATTCAGCGCAAACGTTGGAACCGCTACTACACCGCCTTACATTGGTGACACCATTAACATGCTTTTGGTAAGTGATGGTACCAGCCGCGTTGTAACATTCGGTACAGGCTTTCTGCCAACCGGCACATTGAGCGTAACAACTGCAAAATATGCAACAATCAGTTTCGTATTTAACGGCACAGGATGGCTGGAAACAAGCAGAGCGGTATCAGCATAATTTAAGTAACAGCCTTTAAGGCATAAATACGAACAGGATGTTACCAAACATATCATTTACAAAGGGACAGGGCGGCTTAGGCCGTCCTTTGCCGGGTCAGGATCACGTCTCTGGCCTTTGTTTTTATACGGGTTCTTTACCTTCCGGATTTACTACTACCAACAGGATAAAAGCATTGTATGCTTATTCTGATGCAGTTGCTGCCGGTATTTTGGCTGACGCGTCAGACGCAACAGCCGCCACTTTTACTTACCTGATTTCTACCCTGGGCGCTACCGGTGACAAGTTCAACATTAAAGTGACTGAGCCCAATGCTGCAGTGATTGACCTGGGAACTTATTCCAAAGTTGCTGGTGATAGTACTATCGCTTTATTGGGCGCCAGCGTTGCCGCTTTCATCAATGCAGGAACATTAACCCATGGCTACACAGCCAGCTTTACTACAGCTACTTTAACCGTCACAGCGCCAAAGAAACTGGGCATTTATTTAAACACCGCTACAACACCGGTGGCAGTTACCATTACCGGAATAATCGCCGGTACATTAACTCAGCCTTCAGGCGGTACTGCTTCTAAATTTGCTATTTACAATTACCATATCAGCGAATTCTTTCGCATACAGCCGAAAGGAGTTTTGTATGTTGGCTTCTTTGCCGTTCCCGGGTCTTATGACTTTACAGAGATAACCACGTTACAGAGCTTTGCAAACGGCACTATTCGCCAGGTGGCAGTTTATAAAGATTCTGCCAGTGCATTTGCAACCGGCGATTTGACTTTGATTGATGGAATTTGTAAAGCAAACGACGTGCTTTATAAGCCACTTTCTGCATTATATGCAGCCGATTTATCCGGTACCACTGATATCAGCACCTTGACAGATCTTGGTTTATTATCTGCAAATAAAGTATCTGCAGTAATTGCACAGGATGCCGGCGGTCGGGGTAACTACTTATGGATGACAACCGGTAAATCAATTACCTGTATTGGTGCCTTATTGGGTACCGTGGCATTGTCAAGCGTAAGCGAATCCATTGCCTGGGTAGCACAGTTCAACATTAGTAACGGTGCAGAATGTGAAGTACTTGGATTTTCAAATGGCCAGTTATTCAGTAATGCAGCCGTAACAGACGGATTGCTGGAAGCACTGAATACAAAGCGTTACATCTTCCTTAAAAAGTTTGCAGGCCTTTCCGGATCATGGTGGAATGATAGCCATACAGCGATTGCTTCAACTTCTGATTATGCTCAGATTGAGAATAACAGAACGATTGATAAAGCGATCCGCGGTATCTATATTTTCCTTTTGCCATCGCTTAACAGCCCGCTCACTTTAAATGCAAACGGAACACTGGCTGAAACAACTACCGCATACCTGGAAACACAGGCAGAATCGCCACTGAATCAAATGATCAGGGATGGCGAATTATCAGCCATGCAGGTTGTGATCAACCCGCTGCAAAATGTGCTTTCAACCAGTAAAATAATTATTGCCGTAGCCCTTGTTATAAATGGCGTTGCCAGGTATATCAATGTGCCGATCGGGTTTAAACCTTTAATAGCTTAACAAATGGCAGTTCTTGTAAATGGAGTAAACTACAGCTGGGGTAATATTTCGGTGATTCTTTTTGGAGCGCCGGTTACTGGTATTTTATCCATCTCATATAAAGCAAAGCAGAAAAAAGATAATAACTATGGTAGCGGCAATGAGCCCGTTTCCCGTGGTTATGGTATGAAAGAATATGAAGGGGAGATTGAATTGTATACCGATGTATGGAAAGCAATTATTGCCAGCTCTCCAAACAGGGATCCTTTGCAAATTGGCTTCTTTGATATCCCGGTAACCTTCAGTGGTAGCGGTGTATTTACAAACAAAGATGTTTTAAGGGCATGTGAATTTTTAGAAAACCCGCTGGAAGGAAAATCAGGTGATACCAAACTGACTGTAAAAATACCGTTGA